ACGGACAACTTTGACAAGGAAAAAATAAAAAACAGAATAATTGTTGTGGGACTAGATGCCGCAGGATTGAGTGTATTGAAGTACACACCACATGGATTAATGACCGACCAGAATATAACTGCTCAATCATTGGACACACTGTTGACAGGCAAATATCTATTGCGTACACCACAAGCGGACACATATGAAATTGTGTTCATGGCATTTTTACTGTTGTTATTAATACTTGTACTTCCGAGAACCAGTGTGCTACTAGCAGTGCCTCTGTTGTTCTTCGTGGAGATTGGTGTTGTGTACGGCGCATTCATGGCATACACAAACAAAGGGTTCCTTGTGGATCCATCTTGGATTGTGCTGTCTGTGTTTTTAATCTGGGCTCATTCAGTGTACAACAACTTCGCGACACAGAGCAGACTACGACAACAGATCAAGAAACAGTTTGAACACTACCTAGATCCCAGAATGGTCAAGAAGTTACAGAAAGATCCTGGCTTATTGAAACTGGGTGGAGAAACAAGATACATGACTTTCATGTTCTGCGACATCAGAGGGTTCACTCCCATATCAGAACAGTACAAGGACAATCCAGCAGAACTTACAAAACTGATCAATAGATTCCTAACACGCATGACCAACGTCATAATTGGCAATGGTGGTACTGTGGACAAGTTCATGGGTGACTGTATCATGGCATTCTGGAACGCACCACTAAAGACTGCGGATCATCAGATGTTGGCAGTGCTTACTGCTTCGCAGATGCAATCAGAATTGGCCATGCTGAACACACAACTTACTGCAGAAAATTTACCAAACATAAAGATAGGCATTGGTATCAACTCAGGGGAGGCACTGGTTGGTAACATGGGATCAGATCAGAGGTTTGATTACTCCGTCATAGGTGATCCTGTTAATCTTGCGGCACGACTAGAGAGTGCAAGTAAGACACTAGGACACACTTTGATAGTAGGTGAGCAGACCAAAAAGGTAATCGACGATAAGTTTCCTTTTGAGTTTGTTGACAGCATCACAGTCAAGGGCAAAACCGAACCTGTGAACGTGTACACACTAACACGTTAAATACACATATAATGAGCTTTTGGAATCTAGTAGCAGAACTTGGCATGCCTATTGCGGCAACAGTGGGACTTGGTGCTTTTATAATGATCATTATCAAGTATATCTTGGGCTCGGTTGTAAGTAGCATTACTTTTATTGAAAATGTCATTACACAACTAGACAACAGAGTAAAAACAATGAATAATGACATATTAAAAATTGACCAAGAAGTATCTGAACGACTTGGATTGCCTGTGGACACAGACAGGATTGCAAGAGCTGACGGCAAAGTGGACGCAAGGAAAGATTGATGGACATAGTAACACTAATCAACGATTATGGATTTCCGGTAGTTGCAGTTTTCTTTCTTGCATATTTCATCTGGTATCTCTACAACTACATTGTAAATCAAATCAAACCTAAGTTGTCATCAACATCGGCCACACTCATAAAATTGATTGACAGAGTAAGATTACTTGACAACGATCTAATTCGACTGCAAACCAAGGTGCGAACGTTTAGCAAAAAACGTAAGAAGTAGTAGTTTAACTTCTGTATTTTATAGTTTAAATATTTGTATGAAATTTGTAATGGTAATGATCATATGTTTTGGTATAGATTGTGATGCCGTATTTGATCCTACATCTACTTTCAGCAATTATGATACCTGCTATTCAACTGCCCTACAGACAACAGCATATATGCAACAGATGTACCCAATGTCATCTGGTGAGATACACTGCTTCAACGAACAACAACTAGACGAATTCCAAAAATTCATGGATAATGGTAATAAGCCATCATTGTTTAACCCAGATCCAGGACATTCAGGCATAGACGCCTAGTTGACGACACACGTTTTCCATAGTATAATATTGGTATGATTCACGCAATGATAGATCTTGAAACACTTTCCACACGACCAAATGCTACCATACTTACGATAGGTGGTGTGAAATTTGATCCGTACAAGAATATAGAACCATCACAAGGATTATATTACAGAATAGATGTTGATTCACAAACTGCCATGGGCCGAGATATAATGGAGGACACAGTTGAATGGTGGGGCAAACAGGCAGAGGACGTGAGGGAAGAAGCACTAGGCGACCATGACAGAATAGATTTGAAATACTTCATTAAACAATTGAACAAGTGGAGCGTGGGTGTAGACGTATTTTGGTGTCAAGGTCCTTTGTTTGACTACGCAATACTACAAAATTTTTACGCACAGATGGATGTGCCTGTGCCCTGGAACTACTGGCAGATCAGAGACTCCAGAACACTGTTCAGTCTTGTGCCTCGTGATCCAAATGAAAAGAGAACAGGACTACACAACGCACTCGAAGACTGTTACTTCCAAGCAAGAAAAGTTCAGCAAGTTTTTCAGCAGTTGGGTATTAAAAATGACAGATACTAAATGGTATTCCATACAAGACCTTTACACCATACAAGACTACAAAATTAAACACAAAAAAGATCCTGTAACAAAATGGATTAGATTACCATGTGTGTACAAAATCAAGATCAACGACACAACAGTAGAAGTTGGAAGATCAGATACCTGTAAGAAACACGGTGGTGCTGAAAAAGTAAGGAAAGCTATTGTGAATCTTTTGGACATCAATGCATACAATCCAAGTGTCACTAAAACCAAACGTTGGGAACAAATAAGGTTGCGACACAGGCCAAATTCAAGTAATATAAAGATAGGAATAATAAAAACAAATGCAATCAAAAAAACCTATCTACAAGAAACCCTGGGAAAAAATTGACAGCTATAATGAATCAACATGGGTTGGTAATGACAACCCTATATTTGAAAACGAACATTGTGGCGTATTCCGAGACAAGTATCCGGTAGTAAAAGGACATCTACTTTTTGTACCTAAGAAAAATGATCCAGTCACAATAGCAGAAGCATACAAACTGGCCTACTACTGCGGAGAAAAATGGATAGAAGAAGGCAAGATGGATGGATTCAACGTTGGACAAAACAGAGGTGCCGCGGCAGGACAGAGCATATTTTGGCCACACATACATTTTATCCCAAGAAACAAAAACGACCATAAGGGAGATTCTCATAACGGTATAAGATTATCTGTACCCTCTGGTGACCACACTAATTATTACTAATGAGAAAAGTAAAAAAATTAAAGAGAAGAGAAGAAATATACATATCACCTGATGGTGGGGAGACTGTTTATGTGCAGAAAAAAGACGGAAGTAGAGGCAGGCTAGTGTCACAAAGTCAATATTCAAAAGATTTAGAAACTGTTCGAGATGAGGATGATATGGTAAACGAACACGCTGTCAAAATGAGGAGAAAGTATCCTGCACTTGGTAAAGCATGGAAACACTACAAGACAGTCTGGCATTTAATTATGGCCAATAAATAGGATATACAACTATTCCAAGAGTGCTTTTACCATGCGTATACGCCGCTCTAAAGCAGTCTAAAGGGGTATTTAAACAACATTATGACCAAGTTTGTAAGTGTAATAGGAAACGGTGAGAGCAGAAGAGGTTTTGATATAACACCACTCAAAAGTGTTACAACAATGGTTGGCTGTAATGCCATGTTTAGAGATCACAACCTAGAATATGTGGTTTGTGCTGACAGGCATATGTGCCAAGAGGCCGCTAACACAGTTGGTAAAAATACAACAATCTATACCAGAGAAGACTGGTACAAACAATTTGCCTTTTGGTCTAATGTAAAGAAAGTGCCGGAGTTGCCCTACGAAGGAGACAAGAGACAGGATAATCCTTTCCATTGGGGTACCGGACAGTTTGCGGCACTGGTCGGCATGAGCTTCAAACCAAAAGCCATATTCCTAGTTGGCATGGACCTATATGGTTTGGGCAAGGAACAAAAGCCAGAAAATGTCAACAACATATACAAAGGTAGCACAGGCTACACCTATATTAAAAGACCTGTCGATCCAAGTTATTGGATATATCAGTTCAACAAACTTTTCGAGCATTCGGATTGCAGATGGATTGTGGTAAATGAAGATGGTTGGAAAATGCCAGAAGAATGGAAGGCTAATAAAAATGTCTTCCAAGACACCTACGAAGGTCTTGCCAAGTTCGTTAACAAGCAGTTGACAAAATAAAAATAACAAATATAATTGTAGTATGAGTAAAAAAATGGTTGATCATTTAATGGTGCAAGAACAGATACGTGGACCATACAAAAAGTGGAAACACATGGTTGCTGTAATGTGTCTTAATTTGACTTACAGAAAACAAGTTAAACAGATATTGCCCAAGTTATTTGCACGTTATCCTGATCCAGTATCTTTTATAAGAGGCCGACAAAAAACTCAAGAAAATTTACTCAAGCCATTAGGCATGTGGAAAGTTAGAGCTAAAAGAATTAGAAACATGAGTGTTGAATTTTTGAGCTGGGACGGTAAAGAAGCAAGTGACCTGCACGGTATTGGCAAGTATGGCTCTGACAGTTACCAAATTTTCTTCTTCAACCATATTCCACCTAATGTGCAAGACAAGGAATTGAGGAAATACATTGACAAATTGACAGTATAGTTTATAATAGTATTATGTTTGAAAAATATAAAGATGGAGATCTTATAACTCTTAAATTAATGCATGGTGAAGAGGTGATCTCTACTCTGCAATCACAAACCGAGACTACAATTGAAATTAAAAAAGCATTGACATTAATGCAAGGGCCACAAGGCCTTGCATTTGGTACTTTCTTCTCAACTGCAGATCAAGAAAAAGAAATTACTATCGCCAAAGACAAGATACAGTGCGTCTCAGTTATTAATTCAAAAATAGAAGAAGAATACAAAAGAGTGTTCCAGACTATCAAAACACCTGAGAAACCAAAAATTATTGTATAATGAAACATTTTGAAAAACACAACAAAAGTATTAACTCTCTTATTGATGTGACAGAAGCCATGCTTAATGCAATGGAGAAACATGGAATTGACCCGGAAACGTTGTCACAGAGGCCTGAGTTTACAATATTAATACATTTTTTAAAGAGCATTATTGATGGTGAGTTAAATATACCAAACGAACTTACTGACAAGATAAGAAACAAGTCAGAAACAGAATTAGGATTTGATCTCGAGGATATTAAAAAGAGATTGCACTAATGAGAGGACTCAAAGACTTTCATCCCTCTATAAACACTCTGCAAGTCATCAATTAAGGAGAAAAGATGACTTACTACTCAACTAAAACATACGGACACAACATAGGACTAGCCTGTGTGTTCAGGCAACCTAATGCAGATCACTCACATTGTCATTTGCTACACGGATACAGTTTACAGTTTAGATTCACATTTGGTTGTGATGCACTAGACGACAAGAACTGGGCAGTGGACTTTGGAGGTTTGAAGCCTTTAAAGGCATGGCTGGAGGATAACTTCGATCATAAACTTGCATTGGACAAAAATGACCCACACCTTGAAAAGTTCAAAGAACTAGAAAAATTAGATCTAGCAGAAATAAGAATGTTCGATGGTGTAGGTGCTGAGATGTTTGCCAAACATGCATTTGAATTCGCGGACAAACTTATCAGAGAGAAAACTGACAATAGATGCTATGTCGTGGAAGTGGAATGTGCCGAACACGGAGCCAACAGTGCCATCTATAGAGAAAAAAGCAGAATTTAATTTTTTATTTGAAAACATTGTTGTACAATATGACAACAAGCAAATAAGGATTCATTTATACGATACACCCCTAGGCAGAAGATTTATTGAAGCTCTCAAGGACAATCTCGAGAAGAAAAGAATATTAGAAAAAAATTTTTGTTTTTTAGGTTGGGCTGATTCAAAGAGAAATTTATCTTTTTTATGTAGTGATTTGAACAAACATATAGCTCAGATCAATTCTTTCAAGTTTGATCCACCATATGAATATATCAATCCATTTACAGTAGATGATTTTCAATTTAGTTCTAGGTTGAAAGTAGGCCTAGGACCAGAAAAAGAAACTCCAGGACTTAGACTAAAGCACGACGCCTGCAATTTATTGCACAGGTATTTTGAAGAACTACAAGGTACAGCATGGAAAATATCAGACTTCTACAAACAAGCAGACAACGAAACCAAGTATGCAATTAGACAATTGAACAATATATGTCATGAGATTGAGAGCTGGGTTCTGTCATACAGGAAAAGTGTTGTTGAACCTGAGTGGATGAGGCCATCACAAATTACTACATTTTTAAATGCACCCAGACACGATTTGCACCAAGAGGACTATGAGCTGTTTAAACAAAATAGGTATGATAGAGAAATGGGTGGTGTATACTTGCATTGGTCACAAGTGGGCAAAACATTGTTTGAAGTTTATAGAGACGAACACGCACCGGTCATGACCGAAGCATTATGTTCAGAAATCAATCATCAAAAGTATTATTCTGGCGAGTTTGATATAGAATGGGGAGATACTATCACTGAAAACACACATGATTTTAAAAAACAAGAGATGGATGATTTTAGAAAATGGCTAAAACAAAACAATTATGATTGGGATGATCCTAAACTTTCACTAGGTTATATAAAAATTGGACAAGTGGATATGAAAATTGGATTTCAAAACAAACCGTTCACAGAAGTATATCATATGATGAAAGATAATTTAAATATAAAAAGTATTCACACAATTGGTTCAAGAAGTTGGGAGAATGTTTTTCCATACACGCTTGACAGTGACGACTGGAAAGAAATGCAAATAAAAGGATTAAAGCGAGGATATGAATCACGTAGTATGCGTTAAGTGGGGGAACAAGTATCCATCACCATATGCCAACATCCTTTACAGTATGGTCAAGAGGCACACCACAGTACCTTTCGAATTCCACTGTATAACAGACGACATCAAAGGGCTTAATCCTGAAATTAAAACAATAAAGTTTCCTAGCGAACCATGGATCAAAACGTGGTGGAGCAAGTTGTGGATGTTCAGTCCAGACATGCCATTAAAGGGCAATATATTATTTTTTGATCTGGATGTGATAATACACAATAACATAGATCCATTATTCACTCACAATCCAGGCAAGTTCATGATAATCAGGGACTTCAACAGATGTAGGGTAGCAGACTGGAAACAAAGTAACTCCAGCTGTATGCGTTGGGAGGCAGGAACCATGAATCACCTGTACACAGATTTTGTAAGCAACCATGAAAGAATAATGAAACAGAATTGGGGAGATCAAGACTGGATCATGAAAGCAGGTAAGGATCAAATAACACACTGGCCCGACGACTGGATACGTTCATACAAATGGGAGATGATAGGATTCAAAGACACAAAATTAAGGGACAAGAACGGCAAATGGTTTTTTAAAAAACCTGCGACAGTGAAAAGCGAAAACAGAGTAGCAGTCTTCCATGGGCAACCGAACCCAATGGAATGTGCAGATCAATTCGTAATTGATAACTGGAAATAGTAATAAATACACATGCAACGCCACAGTGTGTGACGTCGGCAAAAAACACTGACCTCTTGATGTCTTAACTGCGTGGGCCAGGCCGTAAGTGGAATCTCCACTAGCTTTACAATTAAAAAATTAGAGTGTAAAATACGTTATGTTTGAAAACATACATAATTGGCCTTTGGAGCATTGGCACATAGAACTGTGTTCTAAATGCAGTCTGAAATGTCCTAGATGTTCTAGGCAGGAAGTCCCTGAAGGCCTTACAAATACAGATTTAAGTCTGGAATGGTTCAAGCAAAATTGGACCGGCAAACTGCTGACAGATGTGCGGAAAATAACATTCTGTGGTGACGATGGTGATCCTATATATGCAAAAGATCTTTTAAAAATACTTGCATGGTTAAGGGAACACAATGGTCAAGTTCAATTTGTGATTATTACCAACGGATCTTATAAGACAAAATCTTGGTGGGAACAACTTGATAA